CTATAACTTGTATGCTATCTACCACAGTAATACCTGGTATGTGCTTTGCAAACTCAGTTGACTTTACATCACGCTTGTCTTTGTAGTACAAGTCGTGGTTACCTGCAAACATATAGAAGTTTTCAAAGGATTCGCCCAACTTTTCTAACAACTTGATAGTTGTATCCATGGTTGTTAGGTTAAGACTGTTTCGATTGTGGTGCCAGTCACCGCAAAAGAGTCCTGTTTCACAGTTATTCTTCTTTGCTGTGTCAATATACCAATCGATGTAGTCCTCACAGTCCTGATTATGGACACGTGAGTTGCCTTTCATACCTAAATGTATGTCAGTAAATACTGCTGCCTTTTTAAACAATAGAATACTCCACTTCGTTTACAGTATAAAGCAGAAAATAGGATAAATCAACCTTTATTTAGGCCTTCTCTACGTTGTGCAGCTTCCCATTCGCCGGCATGTTGCCTTGTGTGCGATGGATCCATGTTATTCATTTCAAGAATATCGTCTCTAATGTTTTGATTACGCTTTTCTATGTTAATCACACGCACAAAACTGTTTGTAACTGCTGCTGTGTAATATGCAAACGGGTTTTGCGACTTTGATTCGTCAAACTGTAAGCCAATCTGTGCAAGTTGTAAGATTGCCTGTCCACGCATTTCATCATTGTAGGTGTATCCACGTACATTACCACGTGTAGCGTAACGATCGCATAGTTTCATCCACATACTTGCAAGTTTATTTGTTGCTTGTCCGTGTCCTTTGTTAAAATAACCATTTTCCATACCACCTTCCCAGTGTGACTTTCCTACACAAACTAGATTATCGTTGTCGTCAAACTTGTAGTGTTGAAACGGAGGAAAGTTTAGTTTTGTTTTCTCATCTGCAACTGTTTTAGGATTTTTCTTACGTCCTGGCTCATCTGGAACATGATCAAAAGTCATTACACGGAAAACTAGGTCGGTTTTTTCAATAGTCCTATAGTCTACTTCAAACTCAGCCATTTTAACCTTCTTACCTTCTGCTTTGGCAGCTTCGTAAGCTCTAGTTCCTTGCTTTTTTGCTTTATTTCTCTTTGCTTCTGCAACTGTTCTAATGTTAATTTTTTCTACTTCTGGTAAAATAATATCATAATCTGCATATTCTGGTGCTACAAAACTACAAAATGTATTTTTTGATTTATGTATCTCTAATAACATGTCTTTGTTGTTGAGATAGTTAACTTTTCTTGCCATATTTGTCGGTTCCTTTTAACTAATATAATACACGTAGTTTATTTTGTCAACTAAATAGTATGTAGGAGTATACTATGTCACACAACAACTCACAACAGTCTGTGCCTAATACAACAGGTACACAAAATTTAACACAACCTTTCTTTACTAACACAAAAAAAGTTGGTAAAGAAATACGATCGTCTCGGTTACCTGCTGGTGCAGAACCTACAAAGCAATCTGCAACAACTGCTAGGTTTGCTCCAACTGATGATTTTGTGCCTGATTGGCGTGTAAAAATAAAAGTTCCAAGCCTGTCAACCTTTAGATCAAGTCCGATACTTGAACCTTTACAAATGACAGATTGGTATTGTGTGTTTCCTGTAACTCCTCAAATACAGTTAGTGAGCTCTGCAAACTACGATACATTAGCTCCTATACATAGTAATTATCCCTTTCCGCAATATATGCAAAGCCAAGTAGAAGATATGAGTATTGCTGGTAACTTTCCTGTACAATCAGAGACAGATGGCATGTATTGGGTAGCTGCTGTACACTTTTTTAGAAGTTTAACAAAAATGTTTTATGGTGAAAGTGCAGAAAAAGGTTCGCCTCCTCCTTTAGTTAAACTATCTGGTTACGGAGACTATGTTTTACCAAATGTTCCTGTAGTTGTAACAAACTTTAGCTTTGATTTATCTAATAATGTTGATTATCTTAAAGTAAACACAGGTAAGTTTGGAGAATACAGCTCAACTTATCAAATGGTACCTACTAATAGTTTGTTAAGCATACAAGTCAAACCAACATACAGCAGAGCAAGGGTTGCAGAGTTTAATATGGACAACTTTATACTCGGTAATGAAGCACAAAAAGGATTTATCTAATGGCACAATACGGAAAATCAAGTCCTTGGGGTAACACAAAGTATTCTGAAACAGGAGAGCTAGGTATATTAGCAATCAGACCTGTAGCAGCAGAAGACGATGATATATTATATACAATAGAGCCGCAGTATTCTTTTAGACCAGATTTGCTGGCTTACGACTTATACGATACACCAAAACTATGGTGGGTGTTTGCACAACGGAACATGGATATTATAAAAGATCCTGTGTTTGATTTTATTGCAGGGACAAAAATATATTTGCCAAAGAAATCAGCACTTAAACCAGGACTAGGCTTATAAATGGCAATCAAAAGGAACAGTTTACATCAGTTTGCTAGTTTTAACAGTATTTTCACCATGTCATGTTTGACAAGGGACGAAATAGCTGTTCCTGATGAAACATACAGAGCTTCTCAACCACAAAATATTATTTTTAGAAGCGGTGGAGGAGCAGGTCAAAATAAAGTTACAACTGAATACGAAGACATTATTGGAGGAAAGTTAGAATATTTCATTGATAATGTTAACATTGAAGCATTATGTGTGCCAAATACAAAATCAAGAAGCACAAACGCAACGTTTGTTACATTTAATGTTTATGAACCTTATAGTATGGGCTTATTTTTGCAAACTTTGCAAATAGCAGCTACCTTAAGTGGATATCAAAACTATGCAAATGCTCCTTTTATGCTCTCTGTTGAGTTTATTGGATATGATGACGATGGAGATATTATTGTAACAGAAAGTGGACAAAATTTACGCAGAGATATTCCAATAAAACTTACAAATGTAACTTTTGATGTCGACCAAGGAGGCACTAGTTACGAAGTTGAAGCATTACCTTGGAATGAACAAGCATATCTTGATGATAAAACTGCTATTCCTGTAGATGTTGCATTAAAAGGTAATACTTTGCAAAAACTTTTACAAAGTGGCGAGCAAGGATTATGTACAATCATTAATGGACACTTTGAAGAACTAAGAAAAGCAGGACAAGTAGTAGAAGCCAACGAAGTTGTTATAACATTTCCTCAAGATATTGCAAGTAGTGTTAATCCTCCACGCAAACCTACTAATACCGACCAAGGCGCAACCACAAGATCACGTGGTTCGAGCAGCAAAGGCGGAAGTGGTATCTTTGGAGCAGTGCTTGCAGGTGTTGCAGGCGGTGTCATCAGCGGACTTGCTAATGGAAACAGTTTAAAAGATAGTTTCACTGGAACCTTAGGCGGCCTAGTTGGAGGTTTAGATAAAAGTTTAGGTGGACTTTTACAAAATTTTAAGAGTGGTAATGTACAAGGCCTATTTGAAAGCATAAGTGGTTTCTTAGGAGCACAAGCACCACAAAACTTTGAAGGATTCTTGAGCATGATCACAGGACAAATATTAACAAAAAGTCCTATTGGTGATCAGCTGTCTCGTATTGCACAAGATCCTGGAAGTTTAAACGCAATAGGAAGAAGTAAAGTTATTAATGACTTTACCGAACAAGGTCAAGTGCCTATGCCTGAAACTGGTCAAGTATATGATAAGAAAAACAAAGTTATGACAAGAGCAAAAAATACAGTAAGTAATGACGAACGTGTATTTTCTTATAGTAGTGGCACAAGCATGATAAAGATTATCGAAGATGTAATTTTGGTTAGTGATTGGGGTAAAAACCTAAAAGAACGAGCACCAGACGAAAACGGAATGGTACCTTGGTTCCGTATTGATGCAGAAACTTATCTAAAACCTAATCCTACACAAGAAAACGTATTTGGTAGCGATGCACAAGTAAGTCATTATAAAGTTGTAGAGTACATGGTACACTCTAGTCATTTCCAACGTCCAGGTGATCCAGGTTTGTCCTATAATGGTTTACGTACCAATGCAATCAAAGAATATAGTTACATATACAGCGGCGAAAACACAGATATTATCAAGTTTGATATCAACTTCAAAGCAAGTTTCTTCCAGTTCTTACAACCTGATATGGGTCAAGGCAGTATAGATGCTAAAACTGGCGGAACACAACAAAACTTATTGCAAACTAAACCAGAACAACTTGGAATGAACACTCAGCGTTCAGGATCTAACAGCAGCACAGGATTGCCTACACAAATATTTGTGAATAGCACTAGTTTACAAGGTGGCGGTGGTGCAGGTATTGATACTAGTAAGACAAGATGGGCTAAAAAGTTTCATGATCAAATACTTGGCAGTGGAAGTGTTGACCTAGTTGAAGTAAAACTACAAATATTTGGTGATCCTTACTTTATTGTTGATACAGGTATGGGTAACTGGACAGACCAGCCAGACAGTTTAAACGAAACTGCTTCTGGACAAATAGAATATCAACGTAGTGAATGTGATATTATACTTAATTTTAGAACACCTATTGACTACAATCCAGAAACTGGCGGCATGATTTATCCTGAAGATACTGTTCCTGTATCACAGTTTAGTGGATTATATAAAGTTGTTGCTATTGAAAATAGATTTACTGGTGGAACTTTCACACAAGAACTAACTTTATTAAGAAGAAGAGGACAACCAGAGGATACAAATAACGCTGGTACAACAAACCAGGCAATAAAAGTTAAAGATGCCGGTGTACAAGAACAGTTGAACACAGGATTTGAATACTAATGAGTAACAAACAAGTAAAAGCAGAACAAACTAGATCAGTAGATGATGGACAATCTGATGTAAAAATTGGTCCATACCTTGCTCGTGTGTTAAAACATGCTGATCCTTTGTATCTTGGTGGATTAGAAGTTGAACTTTTGAAGATAAGTGAAGCAGGAGGTATAGGCGAAACACTAGGACAAACTGCAATAGTGTATTATGCAAGTCCTTTTTATGGAGTTACTGGTGCTCAACATATCGGAAAGAACGACAAATACTCTGATACACAAAAAAGTTATGGATTTTGGGCAGTGCCACCTGATCCAGGCACACTTGTTCTTTGTACATTTGTTGAAGGTAGTAGAGATTTCGGTTATTGGTTTGCTTGTGTACCGGAAAGAGGTATGACATTTATGGTTCCAGGCGGCCAACCTGCAACAGAACAAACAAGTGGTCAGATTCCCAAAGAGTTAAAAGGTAAAAAACTACCTGTTGCTGAATATAATAAAAAAATAACCAAGTTACAAACAAACAACACAGTAAAATACAAACGTCCTGTTAATGAAGACTTTATCACACAACTACAAGAACAAGGACTTATCGAAGATGATATACGAGGCGTCACAACAAGTAGTGCTCAACGTGAGTTTCCTAGTGCAGTATTTGGAATAAGCACACCAGGTCCTTTAGATAAACGTGGAGGTTCACCGCAAGGCAAGGTTGGCATCAAAGAAAGTCAAGCAACCATGCATATTTCAAGGCTAGGCAGTAGTAGTTTTGTAATAGATGACGGTGATGATAAACTTTTACGTAAAGGATCGCCAGAAGATACTCCTTATGAATACATTAATAAGGAAGCAAGCGAAAGCGGCGGTGATGTCACTCGTCCTGCCAACGAACTTATTAGGTTGCGAACAAGAACAGGCGCTCAAATACTTGTAAACACTAGCGAAGACTTGATTTATATTAATAACAGCAGAGGCACTTGCTGGTTAGAAATGTCAAGTAATGGCAAACTTGATGTGTATGCAAAAGATAGCATAAGTTTTCATACTGAAACAGATTTTAACTTTGTTGCTGACAGAGATATAAACTTTGAAGCTGGTAGAAACATCAATATGATGGTAAACTACAACCTTAATATTAGTGCAGCACAAGATTATCAACTATTAGTTGGACGCAATGGAAACATCAAGTTTAAGAACAACTTAGACGAAACAGTTACAAATGATATGAAAACAACTGTGTTAAATGATAAGCATGTTTTAGTTACAAGAGATTTATTTGAAACAGCAAAAAATGATATCAGTATTTTAGCATTAGAAAGATTGTCCTATAATGGGGTAGCTGGAGTATCTGGCTTTACCAATGGTAATATGGAAACCACAGTAAATGGTTATCAACATCTTTGTGTAACCGATGATTTTAGAATAACAACTGGTGGACATCAGCATTATAATGCTGGATCAGATATCGCTCTTACATCTAGCGGAGATCAAAATTTTAAAGTTGGTGGACAATATAATATGACTGCATCTGGCACAAGTAACATAAAATCTAGTCATCACAAAGAAACTGCTGATCGTATTGATATGAACGGTCCAGTTGCTACAAGTGCATCCACTGCATCGGAAGCAAATTGTATTGAACAAGGAGCAGAAGCAGGTGAAGCAGTGTTACCAATAAAAGCATTTTTTCCACAGCGTGTACCACAACACGAACCATGGCAAGGACATGAAAACTGGAATCCACTTGCATCAGCACCAGAAAATACAACGGCTGTTGATACAGAAAGCCAAGATATTCACATGGACGAACGTCCTGTACACACAGACAGAACACCTATGAATGAACTAACACCGGAGGATGATTGATGTTTGCAGTTAAAAATGGCGCACTAGCTTCGCCAGTTATAAGAGAAAGCATTGCAAGAGCTAATCAAGGCATAAATCAACTTGATAGTAGATTTCCACTTCCTACAATAGCAACAGTTGGTGCTATATCTGGAGGTATCAATAGTGGTACAATATCAGGTGCAATACAAGGAGGCATATCAGCAGCACTTACAGGTGCAGTTCAAAATCAGTTTGGTGGTGTCTTTAATCAACTTGATAGAGGACTAGCGTTAGCAGCAGGTAACATAGCAGGTGTACCTAATCCAGCAGCGTTTGTACAAAATGCAGGCTGGGTAGATCCTGATACTTTAGCAGGTGGTAACACAGCAGAAATGTGGAATCGTAGACGAGGATTACCACCAAGTGGAAGAACTGTTACAACTGATACATATGCAGGCACAATAAATGCTAATAATCCAGCAGAAAAAAGAACATTTATCATAGATGCAAATACTGATACAGTTGAACTCATGAAAGATAGTTTTTTACAAGGATTACAAGGCGGACTGAGTAGTATCTTAGGGCAAGGTGTCGCAGGTTTACTAGGAAACTTGCCAAGTGCTATGCAAAACTTGTTAAGCACAACAGGATTAACAGGAGCATTAGGAGGAGCATTAGCTAGTATTAGCGGAGCATTAGGTGGGGCATTGAATAGCGTAGCTGGTGCATTTGGAAGTATGGCAGGACAACTAGCACAAGGATTAGGTACAGCATTATCTGGTATTCCGGGTGTTGGACCTATATTTGAACAACTTGGTAAAGGCATAGGAGATTTTACAAATAATCTATCTGGTGCATTGAATAATATGCCGCCTGAACTTAAAGGCATATTAGCAGGTACAGCAGTAAGTGTTGGTGCTAATCTTGTTGGTAAACTTACAAAGTCAGGTAAACTAAATGCAAGACAAGGACGTGAAATAGCAAAAAATATTGTGTTCCAAGATAATCCAGCAGGGCAGTTAAACACAATAGCAGGTATTGCAGATAGATTAGATAAAAAAACTTACGGAACGACTGGAAACACAATATTTGGAGATGTAGCAAGCCAATGCAGATTATGTGCTAGAGAGTTTGATACAAAACTTGTTAAAAAATCAGATGCAACTTTTAGTTTAAACTGTGAAGTTAAAGGTGATGTAGATAACACAAGACAAGTTGTAAATGGTGTGCTTATTCCAGTTGAAGAAATGGTATACAGAGCACAACTGCGTGAAAGTTTGACGGAATAAATACATTATGGCTGCAAATGAAAAACAACTTTATAAAAATATTAGTGTTTCTAACGGTATAGAAGAACCTCCTGTTAGGACAAAGCAGTATCGCGGTTTCAGCACTGTTGCTAATCCAAAAACTGTGAACTTATTTGATTTGCAGATTATTAAACAAGATATTATTAATCATTTCCATATTCGTCAAGGTGAAAAACTTGAGAATCCTGAGTTTGGAACTATTATTTGGGATATATTGTTTGAACCATTTACAGATGATTTAAAACAACTTATCATCGAAGATGTTAGTGAAATCATAAACTATGATCCAAGAGTGAATGTTGACAGTGTTACAGTTGACACTTACGAAAGCGGAATACAAATAGATTGCACACTAACTTATTTGCCGTACAGCATTACCGAAACTATGCGTATCAAGTTTGATCAAACCAACGGTTTAATTTAAATACGCACTTTATTACATCAGGTAAATATACTATAAAGCGAGGTACGGCATATGTCAACAACAGATAGGCAGAATAGACTTCTATTAGCAGAAGACTGGAAGACAATCTATCAAAGTTTTAGATACGCAGATTTCCAAAGTTATGACTTTGACAATCTACGTAGAACAATGATTACATACATAAGAGAAAACTATCCTGAAGATTTTAACGATTATATTGAATCAAGTGAGTATCTTGCACTTATAGATTTGATTGCATTTTTAGGTCAAAACCTTGCTTTCCGTACAGACCTAAATGCAAGAGAAAACTATATTGAGACTGCTGAACGTAGAGAAAGTATTCTCCGTTTAGCACGATTAATTAGCTACAATGCAAACAGAAACATTGCAGCAAACGGACTACTTAAAATAGAAAGTATTAGCACCACTGAAGATGTCATTGATGCAAATAACAATAATCTTAGCAACCAAACTGTTATTTGGAATGATGCAACAAACACAGATTGGTATGAACAGTTTATAAAAGTTATGAATGCAGCACTTCCTGCAAATAATATATTTGGACGTCCTGTGAAGAAAACAAATGTTGATGGTGTAAGCACAGAACAATACAGATTTAATGCAAACAATACTGATATACCATTGTATACTTTTACAAAAAGCATTGATGATAAATCAAGAAAGTTTGAGATTGTTAGCACAGGTATAGATATTGAAAATAACACATTATATGAAGAAGAACCATATCCTGGTAATAAAATATCTTTTGTTTATAGAGACAATGGTCAAGGCGCTGGTAGTGCAAACAGCGGATTTTTCTTTCATTTTAGACAAGGCACATTACAAAATAACACATTTACTGTAGCTAATCCTGTGCCTAACACTACTGTAAACATAGATAGCGATAACATAAACAATAGTGATGTATGGTTATATAAACTTGACAGTAACGGCAACGAAGAAGCACTATGGACACAAGTAAGTGCTGTTGAAGGCAACAACATTGTATATAATAATGTAAGCAAAGGTGTTACAGATATTTACAGTGTTCTTAGTAGGGTAAATGATCGTATTAGTTTGATTTTTAGTGACGGTACATTTGGATCACTACCAAAAGGCGATTTTAAAGTATATTACAGAACTAGTGCTAATCAACAATACAGAATAAATCCAGCAGATTTACAAGGTATACAAATTGCTATTCCTTATATCAGCAAGAATAATACCCTTGAAACACTGAACCTAGTTTTAGAACTTACTAACGTAGTTTCGAATGCAGACGCTGCTGAATCAAACGAAAGCATTCAATCTAATGCACCTAGCACATATTATACCCAAAATAGACTAATAACAGGCGAAGATTATAACATTGGACCGCTTGGTGTAAATCAACAAATTATTAAAGTAAAAAGTATAAACAGAACTAGCAGTGGTATAAGTCGTTATTATGATTTACGTGATGCAACTGGAAAATACAGTAACACATTGATGTTTGGAGATGACGGTAGTGTCTATACAGAAGATTTAACAGGCAAGTTTAGTTTTAACTTTACTACAAAAACAGACATTGAAGCAGTTATCAATAATCGTATTATTGATATTATTAAAGATAATCAAACAAAAAACTTTTATTATTCAAATTTTGATAGAAATACAAGTGTTGAAGATCTAAACTATACATGGTCGGCAACAACTAATGATACAAACCAAAGCACAGGTATTTTACAGGATCAGTTTGACATTCCATTAGCACTAGGTAGTTTTACTGCAACTGCTTTACGTTTTATGAAACAAGGAGCACTTGTTAAGTTTGTGCCACCAGAAGGTTTTCATTTTATGGAAGACGGAACATTAATGGCTGGTGCAGCAGACCACATAGGTTCAAAAGAATATATTTGGACAAAAGTAGTAAGCATATTTGAAGATGGTACAACAGCACAAGTAGATAGTAGTTTTGGACCTGTTGTGTTTAATGATAATATTCCGAGCACAGCTCAGTTAGTAGAAATCATTCCAGTTTTAAATAACGACATTGTAAGTGATACATTATCACAAATGGTAGATCAAGTTTTTGCATTTAGAACATTTGGTTTACGATATGATGTTGAAACAAATAACTGGAAGGTTATTCTTGCATCTAATCTTGATAAGACAAGCACATTTGACACAGCTAAAACTGGAGATGCCACAGGTACTAATCAAGATGCAAGTTGGATATTCTTATTTGAAACAGATGGTGAAACATACACAGTGTCATACCGCGCTGTAAGATATGTTTTTGAAAGCGATCAACAAATAAGATTTTATTTTGACGGCAACGATAGAATATATGATAGCAAAACTGGTAAAATTGTAACTGATACTATTGGTGTCTTAAGTAACAATAACAAACCTGATGCATTAACACCGTTCCAAAAAGATTGGCAATGGCAAGTTGTTTCCTCATACAGAACTAGCGAAGGATATGTAGATAGTAAAAAACTTGAAATAGGTTTTACCGATGCAGACAACGATGGAGTTATAGATGATCCAGATTTGTTTACACAGATTGTTGCTCCAGATTATTTGCCAGATACCAAATATATATTTGCAAAAAAGTTTACACGTAGCAATACAACAACATTTGAATATGTAGATGCAGATGCAGAAAATATTGTAGTAAAAACCACAGAAGCAGCTATAGGTGCTTATAGTTCTTATGATGCTAGTACTGTATTTTATATTAGCAGTACAAATGTTTTTAAAACATTAAACACAGCAAAAACTGCATTAGTGCTTAATATTGATTATCGTGCGTATAAAGGTAGAGATAAGTTAAGATTTGATTATAGACATGCAGCAGCAGAAAACAGACGTATAGATCCAAGCAGCAGTAATATTATAGATTTGTATTTGTTAACGAAAACTTATGATATTGAATATAGGAAATGGTTACGTGGCGACATAACAACAAAACCACTTCCTCCAAGTAGCGATGCGTTATTTTTAGATTATGGACAAGATATTAAAAAAATAAAATCAATCAGTGATGAAATTATATATCATCCAGTAAAATATAAACCATTATTTGGTTCTTATGCAGATAACGACTTACAAGCTACATTTAAGATTGTTAAAAATCCAAATAGAGTTGTAAATGATAATGATATTAAATCAAGACTTATTGACAGTATAAACGAGTTTTTTGCGTTAGAAAACTGGGACTTTGGTGAAACATTTTATTTCAGTGAACTCGCAGCTTATATTATGAAACAAGTTGCACCTGATATTAGTAGTATAGTTCTTGTACCAAAAAGCGAAACTCAAAGTTTTGGTAGCCTATATGAAATAAAAAGTGAAAATGATGAAATATTAATCAGCAGTGCTCAAGTCAGTGATGTTGAAGTGATAGATAGTATTACAGCAGCTAGACTTAAAGCATCTGGAAATGTTGTAACAAGTGAAAATGTGGCAAATACAGGAGTACAAAGTACTTCGACGTCAACGACTACATATGTCACAGATAGTGGTAGTAGCAGCAGTAGCAGTAGCAGCGGTTCAGGAGGAAGTAGTTACTAATGGCATATAACGACGAACAAAACGAATATCCTGTTCCAGGCAGCGGCAAAATAAAAAGAACATCCGCAGCATTACTGCCTAGATATTTTAGAACTGATACAAATAAAAAGTTCATTAGTAGTACATTAGATCAGCTTGTAAATCCTGGAGTTGTTGAAAAAATAAATGGATTTGTTGGCAGTAGAGAAGCAAAAGCAGTTACAGTTGATGACAGCTATATTTCTGATGTATCTAAAGAAAGAGAAAACTATCAACTTGAACCGTTTGCTATTATTAATGACGATTTAGATAACACAATATTTGATGCAGATTACTTAGATGTTTTAGGTCAAATAAACGCTTTTGGAGGCAATACTACAAATCATGATAAACTTTTTGGACAAGAGTTTTATGCATGGAATCCGCATATAGATTTTGATAAGTTTACTAACTTTAGAGAATATTATTGGCTGCCAAATGGACCACAAGAGATACCTGTAAAAGGTCAAGGAATACAAGTTACTAGCACATATACAATAGATTTACAAACAAGTGGTGGAGATCAATATTATCTAATAAATGGACTAACACCAAATAAAACGATAAAACTATATAGAGGGCAAACCTATTATTTTGAAGTAAACACTATTGGACAACCTATTAGTTTTGCCACAAGTCGTAGTAGAGAAGTTGTATATGGCGAAGACAGTGAGTTGCTTGATGTAATATACACTAGAGGTGTTGAACTTCAACATGCAAATACAGATGATACACTTGTGAATAGGGCAGATTATTTAGATGACAACTTTATTGAAAATGGTGTCTTAACTTTTACTGTGCCTTCGGATGCACCTGATATACTTTATTATATTAGTCAAACAGATATTAACAATAGCGGTATTTTTAGAATATACGACATTGACGAAGCTACTGAAATAAATGTAACAGAAGAAATTATTGGTAAAAAAACTTATCGTACAGTTGAAGGTTGGGACTTATCAAACGGAATGAAAATTTATTTTCAGGGTACAGTTACTCCTGAAACTTATGCTGATGGGTTGTACTACGTAGAAGGCGTAGGAGATAGCATTGAACTTGTTGCGGTTAGTGACCTAGCGGTGCCAGCTATTTTTACAAGCGACACACAAGTTCCATTTGATTCAAACGGATTTGATCGTGTTCCTTTCAGTGATGCAAGAAGTTTTGCAGGCACCAAAGATTATATTTGTATTAACAGAAAAGATTCAAGTAGAAACGCATGGGCACGTTATAACAGATGGACGCACAAAAATGTTATAGAAAAAAGTGCAGAAATCAACAATCAACCTGTAGAGTTAGATCAAACTGCTAGGGCTAAAAGACCTATTATTGAATTTGAAGCAGGTTTAAGATTATATAATCACGGTTTAACAGCAAAACTTAATGTTGATGTTGTTGATACATTTACAACAGATGTGTTTAGTAATATTGAAGGCAGTATAGGTTATAACATTGATGGTGTAGATGTTGTTAACGGTATGAGAATATTGTTTACAGCAGATCCAGATAGTTTAGTAAATGGCAAAATATACGAAGCTAAGTTTATTAGGCATAATAACAGAGATCAGATAAGTCTTGTTGAAACAGATGATACTACGCCAGTGTTAAATGAAACAGTGCTTGTAAAAACAGGCACAAAAAATGCAGGACAAATGTTTTGGTATGATGGAACAGAATGGAAATCAGCACAAAATAAAACTGCTATCAATCAAGCACCTAAGTTTGATTTATTTGATACCTCAGGAAATAGTTTAAGTGATCAGACTGTGTATGATAGCACAGACTTTACTGGAAATAGTATTTTCTCATACAGGGTTGGAGAAGGAACGAACGACACCGAACTTGGATTTCCTATTACCTATCAGAACATTGTTAACATCGGTGATATAGTTTTTGATTTTGATTTGTTAAACAAAACATATCAATATAAAGTAAACAATGTATTTCAAAATTTATCTAGTGATGTACAATATTTGCAAAAAAATACTAAAACTGGAATCACATATGTAAATGGTTGGAAAAAAGCAAATGAAAAAAGTCATCAATATGTTGTAAGGAAATATATAGGCGAAGATATTAGTAATGGATTTCCTATTGATGTATACAATAACAGCAGTCTTTTGACTGACTTGATTGTAAGAGTTTATGTAAACAATGAATATATAGCACCAGAAGGATATAGATTTGAAAACATTAATAATGTAAAGACAATCGTTCTTGATAATGATATAGATTTTGACGATATTGTAGTTGTGAAAACTAGAAGCAATGCAGATAAAAATGACAATGGATATTACGAAATACCACACAATTTTGAACGTAATCCAAGCAACAATAATCTAACTAAGTTTACTTTAGGCGAAGTTAATGATCATGTGCAAGGACTAGTTTCAGAACTAGAAAACTTTACTGGTATTCATCCTGGTTCATCTAATCTAAGAGATTTAGGACTTGTACAACAGTATGGTAGAAAGTTTGTACAGCATAGCGGACCATTAAATTTACCACTATATCATTTAACAACAAAAAATGCAAATATTGTTTCAGCATTAAGATATGCGTCAACTGAATATCAAAAGTTTAAAAGACAGTTTATTCAAACTGCAACAGATTCTAGCTTCAGCGGAAATGTAAAAGATCATGTAGATCAAATATTAAACACAATGCATTCTATGAAAAACGAATCTATGCCTTTTTATAGCACTGACATGGCAGGCACAGGCGGAAGCAAAAAAATAGAATACGAAATACTAGATTTTCGTGTTACAACGTATGCGTTATCTGCTATATTTGATAAAACTACAATAAGCAATAAAGCATTGACAGTTTATCTAAATGACAATCAGTTAGTACATGGTTTAGATTATACATTTACAGGTACAGGTTTTGTTGATATTTCAGCAACACTGACTGATGGAGATATACTTGTTATTCATGAATATGATAACACAGAAGGCAGTTTTATACCGCCAACGCCTACAAAAATAGGCATGTATCCGTCATATATTCCTGAGAAGTTTGCAGATAACACTTATAAAGAAACAGTTAATGTTCTTCGAGGACATGATGGTAGTATTATTGTAGCGTTCGATGACTACCGTGATGATTTGATATTAGAAATTGAAAAAAGAATCTACAACAACTTGAAAACAGAATATGACACTGATTTGTTTGATATACATGATATTGTAGGTGGTATTGATAGAAACACACAAATAACTAAACAAACTTTAGATCAAATTATGATTAAAGATTTCCAAGACTGGATACAAGTTGCAAAAGTTTTTGATTATACAGAAAATAGTTTTGTAGAACAAGACGAGCCTTTTACATATAACTATAGAGGTAGTAAAAATGTTAGAGGCGATGACGTACCAGGATTTTGGAGGGGAATTTACAAACAGGCATATGACACTGATAGGCCTCATACACATCCATGGGAGATGTTAGGGTTTAGTGTAAAGCCTAGTTGGTGGGAATCGCAATACGGACCTGCTCCTTATACAAGAGATAACTTACTTCTGTGGACTGATTTACAAAACGGAACAATACGTAATCCTGACCAACCAGTTAGTATTAATAAAAAATACATTAGACACAACCTATTATCTCACATTCCTGTAGATTCAAGTGGACAACTACTTTCGCCTTTGGATAGCGGATATGTAAACAATTTTAGTTTTGCAAGACAACGAGCTAATACATTCAAGTTTGGCGACGAAGCTCCAACCGAAACAGCATGGAGACGTAGTAGTGCTTATCCTTTCTCTCTAATGATAGCAAGTATCATTACTAGACCTGCACACACAATGGGCGTAGGATTTGACAGAGCCAGAATGTCAAGATGTATTGCAGGTAACATTGTATATTCTTCAACAAATAAAAGAATCAATACTGCTAGTCTAGTATTTCCAAAAATAGATTTTGCGGTTACTGGCGGATTAGTAAACTATATTTCTGAATACATAAACAGTAATACTGAGTTCCAGTATGAAACTTACACAGATAATGTTAAACGTATCACAAACAAGTTAGGATTTAAAGTTGGTGGATTTGCTGATAAAGATAAACTAAAACTTGTTTTAGATAGCAAGTCTCCGTTGAATCAAGGCAACGTGTTTATACCGCCTGAAAACTATGATATTGTTTATAGACAATCTTCACCTTTAGAGATTGTAACATATAGCGGAGTTATAATAGAAAAAGTTAGCAACGGTTTTAAAATATCAGGATACGATAAAGAAACACCTTATTTTTGTTATTATGCTCCACAAGAAATAGCAAGTGATCCTTTTGTAAATGTTGGTGGCATCAGCGAAAGTTTTATTAACTGGGATGCTAATAAACAATATATTGCTGGAAAAATCATACGAAATGAACAAAAGTTTTATAGAGTAAATGTTACTCATACAACAACTGAAAATTTTGATTTAAGTTTTTATACTCTATTACCGAGTTTACCAGAGACTGGAGGTGCTGGTGCATATTTTAGAAAAAACTTTTTCAAAACTAAATCTATTTTAGATTATGGTACTGTACTAAGCGATGCACAATCTGTGGTTGACTTTATTTTAGGATATCAGGCTTATCTAAAAAACTTAGGATTTCAGTTTGATTATTTTAACAAACAGACAGAGGCACTTGAAAACTGGAATTTGTCTGCTAAAGAGTTTTTGTTTTGGACTACGCAAAACTGGTCAGTAACAAGTTTGATTAGTTTAAGTCCTAGTGCAAATAGAGCTGTGTTTGAACGTGATTATTATGTAGTTGATGATATATATGATAACTTGTATAGATTTGCTGTGCTGAATGAAAACAATAGTATTATTAAAAAATCTATTAGTAATATTTTTAGAGATTCAACTAACACATTCAATCTAACTAGTGAAGAAGGAATCTATCTTTTAAAACTACCATTGATACAAAAAGAACATTTAGTGTTAATAGATAACACAACTGTTTTTAATGACACTATATATGCTCCTGAGACAGGTTATAGACAAGAACGCATGAAAGTGGTAGGTTATAGAACCGACGACTGGAATGGTAATCTAAATATTCCAGGATTTGTTTACGACCAAGCTGAAGTCACAGACTGGGAAAGTTATAAAGATTATAAAACAGGAGAACTTGTAAAATACAAAGAGTTTTATTATGCTGCTAGATTTACTCATAGCGGCACAGAAGTTTTCCAAGACGGAAACTGGGCAAGATTACCAGAACGTCCACAAAGTAGTTTGAAACCAAATTGGGATTACAGAGCAAATCAGTTTGCAGATTTTTACGATTTAGATACTGATAACTTTGATAGCGAACAACAACGATTAGCACAGCACTTAATAGGATATCAAAAACGTGAATATCTAGCTAATATTGTTCAAGATGATATTAGCCAATATAAGTTTTATCAAGGCTATATTCAAGATAAAGGCACAACAAATAGTATTACAAAACTATTTGATAAACTTGGAGCAAACGATACAGATAGTGTTGAACTATACGAAGAATGGGCTATTAGAGTAGGACGATATGGTGCTACAACTAGTTTTGACGAAACTGAATATGTATTAGATGAAAGCAAGTTTAGAATAGAACCGCAACTAGTAGAGTTTGTTGAGCAAGTGGACAATACAAGAGTTGATTTAGTTTATCAGTTGCCACGCAAAGATGTTTATTTACAACCTGAAGCATACAATCATAGTAGTCTTCCAACTGAACTAGCACTTAATGAGTATACAAAAACTGCTGGATATGTAACATTAGACCAGGTAGATTTTGTTGCAAAAACTATTAATGACATGCTTGTTTTAGATATTGATAGTGTTAACATTGGAGACCATATTTGGATTACTAATGACGAAGATAACACTTGGAATGTTTACCAACACGAAACTACAAAGTTTAGTATTATAAACATTGAAAAAACCGATTTAGGATTTCGAGCTAACTTTGATAGACCTATTCCTTTAGAAGATGGAGATTTTATTGGTCTAAACAACATTAGTCCTGAAATAAACGGATTCTGGGTTGCAACTAATATTCGTCCAAATAGAGAAGTTTTAACTGATTCTACAGTGTTACATCCTTCGGTAGAAATAGTTACTGATAACGCAATATCAACAGATATAGATTTAGAAGATAGTACTCTTGGTATTGTGTCAATCTTATGCATCAGACGTGTAAGCACACCAGAAGAAATAAACTTAATCACAAAAGAATACGATTTAACAGATAATAAAAGAGTTTGGGTTGACAATATAGGCAACGGAAACTTTGGTGTTTATGATAGCAATATTATAAGAAGTTTTAAACAAACTGTTAATAATCCTGAAACAGCAAGTAGAAAGTTTGGCAGGGCAATAGCAGCAAGTGGAAATAACACCACACTTATTGTAGGAACACCAGATAAAGACAATGGCAAAGTATATGTTTATACAAGGCCAAGTGAAGCTCAAGATTACACATTAAAACAAACACTTGAGCCTTTGTCTACACACCACTCGGGCGGCGAGTTTGGTAGTAGTGTTTCTATTACAAAAGATGGTCAGTATATGTATGTGGGTGCGCCTACTGCATTTGATGTTAAGTCAAGATATAAAGGACAGTTAGATCCTGTGCAGCCTTACTTAGCAGGCGATATTGTAAGTTCAAAAGGCACACTTTGGAGAGCAAGAAACGATGTTACTCATGAAAGTAGCACTATTGATTTTGAAAGTTTAGATTGGGAACTTGTGAACATTATTCCTACAGACAGCGAAGGCACAAGTTTAGGATATGTTGATCAAGGCGTAGTATACATCTACAAAAGATTAGTTGATCAAAGTTTTGCATTACATCAAATTATTTGTAGTTCTGCACCTGCTGCTAATGAAAAGTTTGGCATCGCATTAAAGGTAACTAATCCTGCAGATTTTGAATATAATCTTTTTGTAAGAGCAGTCGGCAATAATGGTAGATTGTATTTAATATACAATGGCGGCAGAACTGACATCCTTACATATGGATATTCACGTGATACTAACTACAAAGGAGAATGGTTCTCTACAAAACGCTATGCAGAAAATGACATTGTATATCATGAAGGTGTATTATATCAAGCAAACTCTTTAGTGCCAGCAGGTAATCCATTTGATGCAGGACTATGGGATGTATTAGATTCTTATATTGATTACACAGGATTTTTACCTCCTGTGTTAGATCCTAGTGATTTATTAGACGAAGACAGCAGTGGATTTGGACTAGCAAGTGCAATAGGTAGTAGTTTTGATGTAAGTGCAAACAGTCAAGTTCTTGCATTAGGCGGAGTTATTTCAAGCGAATACAGAATAGCTATTTACAGAAAAGTAGGAGACAGATTTGTATTTGATCAAAATATTGATTCTCCTATAGATTTAGAATACTTTGGTTCAACTATTAGCATAAATGCAGACGGCTCCAAACTAGCTATTGGCGCACAAGCATCTAATGTAAATGGATTGTTAAATGGTGCTGTGTATGTTTACAAATCAAATAACGGTGTATTTTCATTAGATCAAACACTAACAGCACCAGACGGTGAAAAGAATGAACGTTTTGGCGTATATGTAAAGTATGATGAAGAAAAACTTGCTGTCACTAGTGTAGCAGGCGACACAGGTGCATTTGTTACACTTGACAGCGATACAACATATTTTGATAATAAAGCAACAAACATATTAGACGAAGTCAAAAACAACGGACAAGTTTACATTTTTGAAACACTAGATAATAAACTAGTGCTTGCAGAAAAACTATACACTCGAGTTGATATTAGAGACGCTATTGATCCATTTGGATACTTGAATAGAAATCATTTGTATGTTGCTGCTCCAGGTGCACCTGCAGGAGAGAACATAGGACTTGTATCAGATTATAGAGCTGATATAAATGCAAATGCATGGCAGTTGAACAGCAGTGGCGATAATCATATTGTAGTTGATAAAATAAAAGGTGTATGGTTATACGATAAAACCACAAACGATTTGATTACATATCTTGATTATATTGATCCTATAAAAGGAAGAATAGCTGGACCAGCAGAACAAGAATTAAGTTACAAACTATATTATGATCCTGCTGTTTATAACATAGGAACAACCGAAACAGGTAGCTTAGATCTTTGGGGTTCTGATAACGTTGGCAAGTTATGGTGGGATATTTCTGCTGTTAAATGGTATAATCCATATCAAGGAAACATTCAATACAAATCAAACACATGGAATACTATTGTTCCAGGATTTAGTGTAGATGTTTATGAATGGGTAGAAAGTGAATATATACCTAGCGAATGGGATGCAATAGCTGATACAACCGAAGGTTTATCACAAGGTGTAAGTGGATTAACAAAGTACAGCGATGATCGTTATGTAAGATCAAGAAAATACGATGCAGTTTCTAATACATTTATTCCTGTGTATTATTACTGGGTAAAAAATAAAACTACGTTACCAAATGCATATAACAGGAAAATAGCAAGTTTAGATGTTGCAAATCTTATTGCAGATCCAGCAGGACAAGGATATCGTTTTGTAGCTCTATTAGACGATAAAAAACTTGCCTTACATAATGTAAAAAGTCTTGTAAAAGACACAGATACAATATTCCATATAGATTACTATGTGCAAGAAAATGCTGAAAACAAAAATATACATGCTGAATATGAACTGCTAGTCGAAGGATTGAACACCAGCAAACCAAATCAAGATCTTGTTGATAAATGGATTCATAGTATTGCTGGATATGACGACCAAAATAATCCTTTGCCTGATGTAAGTCTAAGTTTGGCATATAGATATGGTATTTTGAATACACCTAATCAAAGTATGTTTGTGAATAGGACTGAAGCATTAAAACAAGTTATTGAACGTGTGAATGGTATTTTGGCAACACGTACCATTGTTGACGATTTTGATATTAGTCCTTTGTTTAGAACCGATCCAGAGCCGAGCAAGTTCAGTAGACGCTGGGATATCGCTATTGATAGCGAAAACTTGTTACGTTTTGTAGGTACTGCTAAAATAACACAGGCAACACTTACACCTACAATAGTTGATGGAGTAATAACTGAAGTTACTATTACAGAACCAGGCAGAGGCTATGTTGATAGTAACTATGCAGAAGGAAACACAAGACAAGGTCCAACAGTAACTATTGAAGGTTCGGGCGAAGGTGCAGAAATAAAAACATACATCAACAACCTAGGACAAGTTACAAGTGTTGAAATCTTAAATGGAGGCAGAAACTATTTAGATAATACAACACTTATAGTCAGACCGTTTAGTGTTCTAGTAAGGAATGATTCTGATGTTGGCGGTTTATGGGCTGTATATAATTGGGTAAGCAGTACACAAGAATGGTTTAGAAACTACATACAAGATTATGACGTAAATCTTTATTGGGATTATAAAGACTGGTATGCTACTGGCTATAGTGAAGTTACACGTATAGATTTTGTAGTACCAGGAAGTTATGCCTTACCAGGATTGACTGATAAGATCGGTAACATTGTAAAGATTGAAACTATCGGCACAGGTGGATGGTTGTTATTAGAAAAGATTGACAATCAGCCAGAAGTAGATTATACAGTGAACTACAAAGTTGTAGGAAGACAAAATGGCACTTTAGCATTTAGTAGTTTGTTATATCAAAACTCTAATATTGGATTTGATGCTGCTATATACGACACAAGTTTATATGACAGAGAACCAACTGAAGAAATAAAAATCATTTTACGGACTATTATTGAAAATATTTTTGTTGATGAACTAGAAGTCGAATGGAATAAACTGTTTTTTGCAAGCATTAGATATGCTATGAGTGAACAAGTTGATTTGGACTGGATCTTTAAATCTAGTTTTGTTGTAGCAAAACACAACGTGGGTGAATTGGAACAAAAGATTACGTTCCAAAATGATAATCTACCAAACTATCAAGATTATATAAGCGAAGTTAAACCTTATAGCACAAAGGTTAGAGAATATATTAGTTCTTATGGAAAAATAGAACCTACACAAACTAGTGTAACTGACTTCGATCTGCCACCTAGATATGATGCAGAACAAGGCAAGATTATAAGTGAAACAATTAAGTTTTACGATAATGCTATAACAGGTATTAACAACACAACTGTTACATATCCTCAAAAACATTGGTTAGATAATGTTGGATTTGAAATAAAAGATTTTGTTATCTATAATGAAGGTTCAGGATATAATGAAACTGCAACTGTCACTGTTAGCGGAGGAGGTGGTCCAACACTAACAGGTAAAGCATATATAGGCGGCAGTGGTATTACATTTGTGGAAGTAGATTCTGTAGGTGCAAAATATTTTACAACACCTAGTGTAACTATTGATGGCAGCAAACAAGATGCAGATGGTGTTCCGGCTATCGTATATGCACAAATAGGCAATAGTCTTGTGAGAAGTTCTCACATTTTAATGAAGTTTGACAGAACACAAGGTGAATATTACTTCACTACAATAGATGAAACAGAAAACTTTGTAGGAAATGGAGGACTTACCGAATTTGATTTGAAATGGCCTTCTAGCACAAGGTTGTCTGATGTTGAAATTGTTGTAGACGGCGAAGTACAACTTTCAAGCGATTACACAATTAGTAACGAACTCGATACAACAAAAAGTTATGACAGATATAGAGGTAGAATAAACTTTGTAGAAGCACCTGTAAACAATGCAGTTATTACAATAGATTATAAAAAAGCTACAAGTTTACTAACAGCAGCAGACAGGATAAACTTCTTCTATAAACCTACAACTAATATGCCTGGTACAGAACTAGCACAACTTATGGACGGTGTAGATTATGGCGGTGTGCAAATGGATAGTGTTCGTTTTGGTGAAAACGAAGGATTTGAAGGACTACCATTTGGTGAAAACTTTGATACATTTGATGTAAACTATGAAGACGAAATAATACGTTTAGATGGTAGTACACAAATAGTTGAACTTGCAAATGTTTTAGAAGCAGGCGTAACTTACAATGTTTATTTAAACAATGTTCGCATTGACGATCCTGCATATGATGGAAGCAGTGTAGTAACTAATCCAAATGCTAAAATGGTTTCACCAGTTGGTGATGATATTACAGCACAGATATTCTTAGATAGCGATGTGATAACTACTGCCGAAGATGACATTATCATTGTTCGTAAATCAACAAGCGACGGTAGTTATTCAGCAGGAAGCACATCCTTTGATGTAAGTCTACAAGGTGGTAACTTTGAATATACAACTGCAACTGGTATTGATCCTGCTGACATTGTTGTTGATGGAGACGGATTTGTAACAGAAACAACAAGTAAAAGTACAGAGGAACATGTGCCAGGTCAAGTACTTGATACAGTAGATATACAAGTTTACAACAGACAGACGGACGGCATGGGCATCATTGATGTAAGACATTATATTACAGATGGTGCCACTCTTGAATATGAGTTTGGTAACTACCCGCAAGCAAACAGCACTATTGTTGTTATATTAAATGGGAACACTGTTGATCTAGCTGATGTAACAATAGATTGGAAAAACAAAACTGTTAGTTGGGCAGATAGCAGTGCATTAGCAGCAGAACAAAATTTAAGTATCATTACAATAGGTGTTAATGGTGTTGATATTGTTGATAGCGATACTATTGTCGCAACAGGTCAAACAAACTACGATTTAAACATAGTTTTCAAAACTAGTTTGAGTGCGTTTGTAACTATAAACGGTGTTGTACAAGTACTAGATGATACATTTGGTTTAAGAGATAATAATGGATTTTTACAGTTAGAGTTTCCTGCAAACGTTGAAGTAGACGCTCTTATAAATTATACCATTTATGATGGTATAGTAGACAAATACAGCCAAATGGTAATAGATACTAGTATGGTCACAGACGGATCAAATAAAGTTCATAGATTTGTAAATGATGTGCAACTACCTAGAGTCACTAAACCACTTGCACTTAACATTCTTGTACAACGAGGCGACGGCACATTTCTTAATGCAGGTTATAGAAAACAACATACAGTCACAAGTGAAAGAGCATATGACATAGACAGATGGCAGTTTGAAGACTATACTCTAATAAGAAATAGTGATGTATTAGCTTATTTGAATGGCGAAATAATGGATCGCAAAAACTACATATATGATGTTATAAATGGTAGAGTGCAACTTTTAAATAACAATGTAGGTATGGCCGGCGATATTTTAGAAATACTTATTATTAAAGATGCTGAATATTTCTTTTACGATACTGTAGTAGTTATAGAAGATCTAGATGACGAAATAGATTATGATGGATTAGAAACAGGTGTAGATGTTGAGTTTGCAACTGCAAATGATAGTACAAGTGTTCTTGTATGCATCCAAGAAAAACTTGGTAAAACAGAATCAACCATAAAAAATATTTCAAATATTACTGCTACATTAAACTCAGATGGTGTAACTTATGAAAACTTTAGAATAACCACATCTTCTGCTCATACATTTAGTGATAAAGATGAAGTTATTATAGACGGAGTAGGAGGCACAACTGAGTTAAATAGATTGAGAAGATTCTTTGTAAAAGTAATTGATACCACAACATTAGAACTATATTTTGATAGTAACATAGATAGTGTGTTTAAAACTACTGTATATTCAGCATATACTAGTGGTGGTACTATATCTGTTCCTGGAACTAAATCCTTTAGATTGCAAAGTTATGTGCGTGACTTGTTGCAAATATATTCACTTGACGAAACACCTCCGGTTATATTGAGTAATCAAGTTGATAGCACATCACCTAAAGTGCTTATTAAAGATGTTTATTTTATAGAAACAGATGAGCTTACATTATTAGAAGCACCAGATGATTGGGAAACAGTAAACATTTATACATTCAGTAACCACGATATAAACAACTTCCAAAGAACATCTTTGAACATTGTATGGAATACTACCGAAGCACCAGAAGGTACACAAGCATATATAGATAAAAACTTACTCAGTAGAGGATTTATAGCATTAAGCACTGAAACATTAAGTGCAAACTATGTTTGGGTCTTTAAAAATGGTAATATACTTTCACCTCAAATAGATTATCATTTATCTAAATCAAAAACAGGTGTGCAACTATATGATAAAGTTACATCAAACGACAGAGTAGAAGTGTTGCACTTTGCTGCTAACCCAAGTGATCCTAAGTTTGGCTTCCGTATATTCAAAGATATGTTAAACAGATATCATTATAAGCGTCTAAATAAAGACAACGAATATCTATTAGCACAGCCATTAAACTATTATGATACATTTATCGAACTTAAAGACTCGACAGGAATACAATCTCCAAACAGGGCTTTAGGACTACCGGGTGTAGTGTTTATTGATAAAGAACGTATTGAATATTTTTCTGTGGACGGAAACCTGTTAAGACAGTTACGCAGAGGTACATTAGGCACAGGCATAAAACCACAATACCCTGCTGCTACACTAGTTCAAGGACAAGGTATCGAAGAAACCATACCATATGCAGACGAAACACCAACAACTACATTTGTAGGCGATACAAGCACTAAACAGTTTATACTTGATTTTATTCCACAAAGTATTAATGAAATAGATGTTTTCCTTGGAGGCGTTAGATTAAGAAAAGATAATATTACAACTTTTGATAAAACTATTGATTTAGATTCTCCAGAAGCAGATGTAACTATTGCTCCTGAGTACACAATAGAAAATATTGTATTCGGAGATAGCACTGTGACAGCAGTATATCTTGCAGATTATATTGATGCACCAGCAGATGGAACTAAGATAGTTGTTACACGAAAAACAGGCAAAAAATGGACAGATGATAACAAAACCCTAGCTGACAGTGAAAATGAAATAGCTAGATTTATTAAAGACAAGACAATATCGTTACCCCGATAAATACACTATAGAAACGGAATGTAAACATGATTGAAGAACAAAGTGGCGTACACATAGAAGGACACATCAAAATACATAACCCTGATTCAGGGCATGTATATGTGAATAAACGCAATGCTATTCATTATGAAAATATGAGTATAAGCCTTGCGGAAAGTTTAGGTAATGCTGGCGAAGGTTTTATTTATGAAATGGCATTTGGTAACGGCGGCACTAGTGTCGACCCAACAGGTATTATTACATACTTAACTCCTAATAGCACAGGCACAAATGCAAGTTTGTATAATCAAACTTATACAAAAGTTGTTGATGACCGTAGTGTGAACAACGTAGATCCACAACGTAACAAAATAGAAACACGTCACGTCACAGGTGTCAACTATACTGATATTGTTGTAAGTTGTTTGCTAGATTATGGTGAGCCCGAAGGCCAAGACGCATTTGATACGGCAGCAGACACAGAGCAACAGTTTGTATTTGACGAACTTGGTTTAGTAGGTTATGCAGCCGACGGCAATGGACGTCTATTGACACATGTTATATTTCATCCAGTACAAAAATCACTTAACAGGCTTATACAAATTGATTATACTGTAAGAGTACAAAGTTTAAGTGGAGGTAACACTTAATGCCATATGAGATTCCGTTTACAGATAGAGCTAACAAAGGTGTTATTATTGTAGAAGATAATGATACAAATTTAGAAACAAGTATGAAGTTGCCTGGTAGATTACTAACAGACTATGGCACAAGTATTAACACAAACTTTTTACATTTATTAGAAAACTTTGCAAATGTTAACCCTCCAACAAACCCAGTTGAAGGGCAACTTTGGTATGATACCACAGATGGTATTGATCAGTTAAAAATATATGATGGTACGAACTGGGTCGCAGCAGGTGGACTCAAAAAAGCCGTTAATGAACCAGCAA